GAAAAGGCCGCTCGAAAGCGGCCTGGTTGAGGATCTCGGTGGCGTGGGTTTCTGGCGGAGCGGTCGCAACAGCGAACGCCAGCGCCATGACGGTGCGCTTCATTGAATTTCCAAAGAGAACGCCCGCCAAAGCGAGCCTAGGAACAAAGTACCGCTATGGGGCGACGTTGACAGCGAGGGCGCCAATGTTGCATTCGACACCATTCACTTTGCAGGTCGAACATGCTGTCGCGCCCGAACACTCCGTGGTTGAAAGAGACCGCGCTCCACGCCGTCCGATATGAGCCTGGTGATAAGACGCTCTTGGTCACCTTTGATCACCTCGACGCGACCTATGACGAAGCGGGCCAGCCGGAGCCCTGGGCATTCAAGTTCGCAGTTCAGAACGGTTGGTCGATTCTTGGTGTCGTCTCAAAGAAGCACGTTTGGTTCCGCGAGGAGGCGCTTCACGACGTCCTCGTCGATCTGGAGGTGAGCGGCTTTTTTGCTAACTTCGACAAGGTGGTTTTTGCAGGCGGTTCAAAGGGTGGCTACGGAGCCCTTGCCTTCTCGTCCCTCTGCCCTGGGGCGACCGTCATTGCAATTAACCCGCAAAGTACTCTCGATATCGGCTTGGCACCGTGGGAGAAAAGGTACCCTGTTGCGCCGTGGTCTGGTCGATTTAAGGATGGCGCAGAGGAAGCGAAGTCCGCCAACACGGTTTACTTATTCTACGATCCCTATTGTGAATTGGACCGACTTCACGCGGTTCGCATTGCAGGTCCCAACACCGTCCAGTTCCGGTGCTGGTACCTAGAGCACGCTATTGCGACATGCTTCCAGAAAATGGGCATCCTCAAAGAGGTAATGGGGGGCATCATTCGCGGGGATCTAACCGAAACCGGATTTTGGCAATTGTACCGCGCACGCCGAAGGGCCTTACGATTTGCACGCAACCTCTTCGTCCATACCCTTGAAAAGGGTCATTATCGCCTTGCTCTCAGGGTTTGTGACTCCCAAATCTCTGGGCCCGACAGCAAGTACTTCAGGATGAGGAAAGCTATGTTTATCGCGAAGGAAGGTAGTTTCCGAGAAGCTCATAGCCTCCTCAGAGAATGTGACGAATGGTAATCGGTTCGTCATCCACTTTGTAACCCTCTCTTTATCAAAGCACCAGGCTGAGCCTTTAGTCTTGGACTGGGAAGTTAGGTTTGATTATAGAGAACTACAGCTAACTATAGAGCAGATATACGCCCGCCCATGAACCAAGATGATTTCCTATTACAAGAGACTGGCACAAGTGGTCTCGTTATTGTTTTCAGCTCCTATGGCACCGAGGGTAACGCCGGCGACACTGCTTTAGCTGTTCCAAGACTTGAATTTCTCGGAGCTCTCAAGCGACATAACCTTTCATGCTTGCTGCTGAAGGATAGCAAGCAGCACTGGTACCACGGCGGTGCAGATGGTTTTGCAGCAAGCATTCCGGAACTTACCGAACGGCTGTCGAAATTTCGGTCGCGATATCAGCATATTGTAACCCTTGGACACTCGATGGGTGGCTATGCTGCTATTCTGTTTGCTGCGCTCTGTGGCTTTGATGCCGCTATAGCGACTGCACCGCAAACCTTCATCGATAGACCGAACCGAGTTCGGCATAACGACACGCGGTGGGGACCTAAGATAATGGAGTTGCGTGAGATCTACCCTCCCACATTCCATGATCTTGCAGATGCTTTCCGCTGGATACGCCCCCTCACCACAAGTCTAAATCTCTTCGTTGGCGATGATGCGGTTGACCGGGCACATATGGAGCAGTTGAGATCGATCCCTAGCACGCGAAGAGTAGTTCTTCCCGACTGCGATCACAATTCCGCTAAAAAGCTTCGCGACCTCGGCCACCTTGAGGCTTTGCTGTCGCGAGTGGGGGCGCCTGAAGAATTTGAGGCATGCCTTTCCAGTGTCACGACAGCAATAGGCAACACCAAAGCGTCTTGAATGACGCGAATCGGAACGGTCTAGAAGTTCATATAAGACCCATTCAGCCCCTACGAAAATCCAAGAGTTAGCAATGAGCATCGACATAGTCTCTAAATTCGAGAGCATAGGAGACAACTGCGAATTTGGGTTGCTGCAGCGCGCCTACGGCTTCGAGTACAGCAATCTTTTCCGCTGGTCCTACTCGTTCTCAAATGAGGCTGTAATTGCTCTGCTCGAGCGCGAGTTCGAAGGGATCTTTGAGTTCGAAAACTTAACTCCTCGAGCTGGCGGCGACATGGTCAACGATAGCCCGAACGGGATCGCGTTTCACAGTGTCCTCCGATCAGAAGCGCACGATCAAGAATGGATGTTCTTGAAGCCAGAGGCTGAGCGCAGGCAGTTGCACGCGAATGAAACGAGCAAGATCGCGCACCTAAAGAGGAATACACTTGAAGCACTCCGCTCAGCCAAACGCATTTTTGTCTACAAGCGGAACAGCGGAACGACAGACAAAGAAAGCCGCAAGCTTCTAGATTTACTTCGTGCCTACAATCCCAACAATCGGCTGCTGACCGTTTCACTCGCCAACGACGGAAAACCCGCAGGGCATGTAGAGGAGGTTCAGGTCGGGATGTACAAGGGGTACATCGACCAGTTCGCGCCATACGACAACGCCCACGCGTTTTCCGATAGAATTTGGATCGAGATCCTCGAAAAGGTAACGACACTAGCGAAGGATCGTCCAACCGAGACGGAAGCAATAGAAGTTGCTAAGCGCAGAGTATGGCAAGCCACTCGGCCCACCCGCATCAGATACCGCCATCCTAATACTACCGACCGTTATCTAGATGAATACTTAGAGGCGCCTAACGGAGCTATCCTAGTTGGGAACTGGGAGGCTCACTGGGGGGGACGAGTTTGAGGTGTCAAAAGTCGAAATCAACGGCTGCCTGTTTCCCTCGGGCCGCTACTTCCTACAATTCGCCGAGTGGCTGAAAGAATAATACGAGATTAGGCCGCCACCTCTGTGTATTCAGTGCTGACCATCCACCGGATCGGCACACCTGGCCCCTGGACTACAATACCAAGCGCACCGTTTGTCGTGTCCGCCGTGATAGACGCTATCCAAGGGGATGTCGCCGTATCTCCAGCCAACTTTGTTACTGTAGGGGTGCCGACTAGCTGCGTGGCCGCCGCCCCAACCCCGCGCTTGATGGTGGCTTCAAAGCTCCACGTCGCGGTATCGCCCGTGCCCGTGTTCCGCCCGATAATGTGCCCCCTATAGGCACGGGCTGTATTGTCGACTAGAGGGTCAAGATTGTTGTTGGTGCCGGGAGGCTGGCCGTCACGTGTCAACTGTTGCGGCTGATCGTTGCCCTGAAGGTAACGATACATGCCCATGTTAACCGGGATGATGCCCTGGCCGAACCGCAAGTGCCCACTAAATGCGCGCGGGCGGTTCCACTTGGCCGCCATCGATTGCGGAAGATAGACAGAGCCGCTCACCAAGAACTTTGCAGGGCTGTCAAAGACCGTCGGCACCATATAGCCAAGGGTCGGCCACTCTAGTTGCGCGTCAGCCAGCGTCACGAACTGCACATTGTCACGAGTGGCGAACAAAGGCCCAGTGCAGCCCGGCTCTTGATCGCGCCACTTGAAACCGTACACCGTTTGAACGTCCGCGCCAGCGAACTGGATGCAGCTTACAAGCCCATCCTCTCGCTCGAAATGCAAGTCTAGGTCGAGCCCTCTGTGCCCCTGTGGCCCTGCCCATAAGACCATGCCGATGGGCCCCGAGGTCGATGCCGCATAGGACGAGATGAACCGATGACGCCGAGTGTCGGCCATGAAAATCGGTGTTCCACCCCCGGTGCAGCGGATGTCAGCATTCAGATAAAGGTTCTCGTTAAAGCTGCCGTTTGTGTTAGCTGGGGAGGTTTGAGGGGCAAATTCAGACGTAACGCCGAACATATTGAGGCCGTCTTGCACCACGCCATAAGCAGGCTTGACGCTCGGCAAGTCGGGCACCGCGCTGTTATCGACATACAGCCGCCCGAACAGCGTCGTTTCACAGCAGAAGTTATAGACTGCCGCGAAGCTATAACGCCCAGTAAAGTATACGTTATCAAAGTGGTTATTATCAGCCGCCTCATCTGCGCTGGTCTTAGCCATCTGCCAGCCGAAGCTAGGCGTATTCGTCGCGTCTCCAACGATACGGAGATCGCGAACCCGCAGCCATCGCGAGCCGAAGGCGTCAACAACCGGTTTCCCAGAGCACTCGCCCAGAATAACAGATCCGCAACCGTCAACCACGCAATCAAGCGTAGTAAGCCGCGTCAGGTTGATTGATCCCGTGACGCGATAGGCACCATTGGGGAAAACAAGATGATAGGTTCGGCGTCCCGCAATAAGAGGGCGGGTGCGTATATACTCGATAGCGGCATTAATCGCAGCCGTATCGTCCGCTATGCCATCGCCCTTGGCTCCGAACTGCGGGTCTCGTACATTGACGACATCTTTGGAGCGAGTTTTGAACTCCCGCAGCATTCCGCCGACACTGTTGGCAGAGTATGTCGCCTCATCAGAGTAGGTGAGTTGTTCCGGCGTGAGGTTTTTGAACTCCCGCAGAACTCCACCCACGCTGTTCGGGGTATATGTCGCTTCATCGGAATAGGTGAGCTGTTCCGGGGTCAGGCCACCGATCAGCCCCGCAAAGTCGCTGCCGGTTGCAACCGTCCAAGCCCCATCGCTGCGCTGAGGCCGGTATTCGAAGCGATTGGTAGCTTCGTTAATGCGCCATTCCGTGGCCGGACCTGGAACGCCGGGGGTAAATTTCAGGCGAGCGCTGGACGCACCACGTGAGCGAACGCTGACCGCGGGTCCGGCCCGCTTGATCTGAACCTTCATCAGAAGTGCCCCTCATCAACGCGAACCGTGCCGTCAAAGACCTGGAAGATATCGCCTGTTGCTAGGTGCCTGACCCGGCAGCCGTGCTCATAGGTCCCCTTCGCCAGTGGTCCGCTCGGGCCCCTGAACGTCACTTCGGGGTCATCGATGGTGATGCCGGCGCTCTGCGTCAGCAGGAGCACCCTTTGATTGTTCCGAGTGAGGACGTACTCAATCTCGTAGTCAGCAAAGGGAAAGGCGGTGCCGTCGTCGTTCTCAAACGGGAGCGCCCACACGAACGTCTCATCGTCCGTACCTGTGACGTTCACTTCATAGGGCGCGTTGGCCATAATGGCTCCAAAAGAAGAAGCCGCCCGGTGAGGAGCGGCTGTTGAAGGCTTGGCGGAGACCAGCCATTTTGATGGGATGAACCCGAATTATTCCCGCACCCTCACAGCCACCTATTTGATCAGCTGCCTTGCCTTGTATGGGCTTGGGATGTGGGCGGCCGCGCATTGGGCGATAGGGCCGCTGAGTGATTGGTTTGGCGTTCGATATGCCGAGGCAACGGCAGACTGGCCCTATTGGGCGCGGATAGCGGGAATCGCATGCATTCCCGCCACCCTGTATTTTCTGGCTTATTTATCCCACAGAAGGGATCAGCGCCTTTTGAGGAAGCGTTGAGTTTCCTCTGACGTCCGATTGCCCTGCGATTGCATCAGAGCCCGAACCACGTCGCCCGAGATTTCGCCCGCCCGTTCACCAGAGCCTGCGAGAGCCGCACGACGAGCCAGAGCAGTGAGAACGATGCTGCGCTCGGCGCCTGGCGGAAGCCCGAGGATGCGGGCCACCTCACGGTTACGGACCAGATCAGCCTCGCGATCAACCGCACCCTTGGCCGCTTTCGCTCCCTTAGCCACCGTAGCAAGAGCCATACCTCCAGGCCCGCCCGCCGCTCCAGCAAGAGCGATGCCCGAGCCACCAGAGCCGCCCGGAGTTTCGCCATGCACAGCGACACCCCGCGCAGAGGCTTCGCGCATAGAAGTCTGCGAACCCTCTACAAGCCTGTTGTAGGCGCTGCGGAATGCGGCCTCACGGTCGAGTGCGTTGAAGACTCGGTTTGCTTCCTCTTCTCCAAACAGTTGGGCCAGTTTCGCCCGATTCCAGTCGCCCTCACCCTTTACGGCCTGGCGAAGCGCCAGAAGGTCATTGGCCTGAGTGCCAACCAGACGATCAATCTCGGCCCGAGCGCCCTGCCGCATCCGCATCGGAGTTGCCGAAGGGCCGACCAGCGTTCCGGCCGGCTGTGCGCCCTCTGCGATCTCCTGCGCCATCTCCTGCGGGCGAATAGCCGTCTTGCCGCCATCGAGAACCTGTGAGCCGCGCTGCAAGCCACCGGCCTGGCGGGCAAGTTCCTGATGTTGCCCGTCGACAATCTTGATGCCGGGAACATTGGCAGCAAGTTCCGCATCAACGGCTCGGCGCGCATCGGTCAGAATGCGGAGTGTATTGGGGTCTGTCTCTGTCCTGAACAGCCCGTCAATCGCCTCCCGGGTGTTGAGCAGAGTTGCCGCGTTGTCATCGAGCCCGACAGGAGGGCGCGGGGTTCCCGCAGGCGGAGGAGGCGCATTCGGGTCAGGCACTTCATTGAGCATCCGCCGAACATCGCGGGCCGCCGCCTGCCCGCCGCCTCGCTCAACAATGGCCGTGTCATCCAAGGTTCGAGCGAGCGCCTTGGTGTCTACGGGACCTGCACCCGCGAGAACCCGCCTATATTCGGGGCGAAGCCCTTCCTGTCCTGCTTCGATGCCCGCCCGGATCTGGGACGGCACAGGAGCCGGCCCGAATGCCGCATCCACGTCCGTTGCAAGCCTCGCATTCGTTCCCGCATTACGGGCTGTCACCGGATCGACGATCATTTCCCGCGTCTCGGGGCGGACCGCTAGACCTTGGGCACGCCCCAGAAAGGAGGGAGACGCATCCAGAAGCATGGCATCCGGGCCAAGTTCGTTGAGCCGCGCATCAATGGCAGGACGCCCGCCTGCCGCCCGGAAGTCCTCCGTCAGCATTCTTGCTGCTGCATTCCCAACACCAGGAACCGGGGCGCGGGCTTGGTTCAGACGCTCCACGAGCAACTCCATCCCTCTCCCAGCGAGCTGCCCCAACGTCGGAGATGCCGCACCGAGAGCGCCGCCAAAGGCCGCACCTGTAGCGGTGGCCTTCACGTCGCCACCGCTTCGAACCGCGGCGTCTGCACCACTCAGGACAGCGCCGGATCCGGCCGACATCAGGGATCGGGTTAGCAGAGGTGCGTTGTTGGCCCCGAAGAGAGCCGGCGCCGCTGCAACCATGGGAGCGGTTGCCACAACGCCACTCACAACCTGAGAGCCTTTATCGAGGATCGGATGCTCACTCTTGGCACGAGCGGCGGCCCGCTCAAGAACAGCTAGGTTGTCTTCGTACGATTGCCCGTTCACCAGAGAGCCAGCGCCCGCCACAGCACGGTTAACCCCGTCACGAATGACGGTGCCGAGGACCGGGATACCCTCGATCAAGCCGCCAGAAGCGGCGAGAACGCCACTATGGACAGGACCCGGGATTCCCTTCGCAGCCCGGTAGGCGTCGAGCGCTTCGCCCTCGAGCCATTTCTCATTCGTATCGACCGGAGGCGCCGGAGCGACAGAGCTTAGGATGTCGTCAAAGAGTCCAGCCATTATTCGTCAAGCCTCGAAGGGTCGATTTTGTAGGATTTCAGGCGGTTTCGGATGGCGTCTTGCTGGTACTTGCGGACCACAGGGTCAGGCTGTTGAGCGGCCTTCTTATAGGCGTCCTTAGCATCAGAGAGGACACGGCCCGCGCTGTAGCCTTCAGGAATGGACCGCGCTCCCTGGCCGCTTCCCGCCCCTTCCGTCTTGGAGATCGTGTTGAACTCTCTCGGGTCGTATTGCGGCATCCCTGGCAGGTTCGGGATGATGTCGGCCTCGTTGATCTTCCACCGCTGCGCAAACCCGCAATATTGCCCAATGTCCGCGTCAAACGACTGCTTAAAGCCGTTCATGCGGCTCTCGGCTTCCTGGACAAGGCCCGCGCGTGTTTCCGGTGCCAACCGGCCCTCACCTTGGATCGACTGAATAAAGCCGTTCAGCCTGTCCGCGAAGCCCTGCGTATCATTCGCCATCTGGATTTCGCCCTCACGAACAACGGAGGTCGGGTCCATGATCTTAGCGAGGGCATAGACCATATTGAGGTCGGCCGTCTTGGTGTTCCTCTTCGCCGCGTCAAGCATTGAGGTGTAGGCCGGGATGGCAGAGGCATACGACTTATAAGCCGGGAGATCCTGGATTTCCTTGCGGATGCCAGAGATATCCTTGAAATCGGGGGCGCTCTCCTGCGCCGGCGCTCCCGGTTGAATGCCGCGCTGCTGTGCCTCTTCTGAGGAAAGCTGGCGGCCTTCAACCTTGTCGTAGATGCCGATGGGCGTCCCGTTCTTGCCCTTAACCAGCTCGTAGCGGTCCTTGGGCTGACGCGGCTTGGAAATGTTTTCGGGGAGATCCTCACCTGGCCTCACCCATGCGCGACCAGTCTCGTCTGTTCCGACGAGTTGCGGGGTCTGATCCTTCTGCTTAGGGATCTGGCGGAGGATATTGCCCTGATTGTCCATGATGCCGATCGCGTTGCCGAGATCGACGGTCTTCACATCGCGGCCCTTGAAGCGCTCATTGAGAAGGCTAATCGCAAAAGCCCGCGTGTTCGGGTTTGCGTAAAGTTGCTTCATCAACTGCTTGTCGATGGCAGGAGCGCCCCCAGTCTGGCCAGGAACGACGAAGCCTTGTGTGTTCCGAGCCCCTTGGGCGGGAAAATCAGCCGGATTCCCCGCCGCCTGGGACACTTCCAGAACAGGGTCGGATCCGAGCTTGGCACCGCCTGACGACGGGATGCGCCGGAAGCCCAGCAGCCGGGACGGGTCCTGGGCCGCGATGCTAACGGAATCGCTCTGGTTGCCACCGAGGACACGAATGCGGCCGTCAGGGTCATAGCCTTCGAAGAAGCCAACATGGCCATAGGGGCCCATCGGATCGCCGCGGGAAAACACGGCAATGTCGCCCTTCTGCGGCTGGTCGACGGCCTCACCGTAGTTCAGGAACGATCGGGCCAGGTTTGACCCAGTGCCCTTGATGCCGGCCTGCCCCAGGGAGGAGTTCACAAAGGCGGCGCACCAGGCGAGCGTCGCCGGATCGAGGTTCACGCCGCCAGTCTTCAGATAGTCCTGGAGCGCTGCGCGGTCCGGTGCTTCACGCTTGCCGAGCTGAGTGGCAGCGATTTCGTACGGGGCTTTAACTTTCCCAACGCCTCCGGTCGGGGACGTGCCCTCGATGCTGGCGAAAGTCGGGGTCTCGCCTGCCCTCGGCTTCGCAAAAGATGACAACGGCGTCGAGGGATCGGATGGAGCAGCAGGAGCCGCAGGCGCTGAGCCTTGCCCATAGGCCGCCTCATAGGCCCTTTCAAACAGGGCTGGAGCTTCCTCTTCGAATTTGTCCTCACGGGCCTGCTTGCGAGCCCTGAAGAACGTGCCCGCCAGATCGCCAATCGGGCTGAAATCCAGCAGTGGAGGTCCGTAACCACCTGACATCGTCTGATCCTTACAATCCGAGAAGCTTGGATCCGGAGGCAGAGCCGGCGAAATCCGCCAGGAGCTTCACGCCCTGCATGCCGAAATTCCAGCGATTGGCCGCTGCGTTCTGGCTGGCCATCATGCCGCCCTGGATGGCGTTAGCTGTCATCTGATCCAGCATGCCAGCGCTGTTGATCTTCATGTCAGTCGCATGCTGGTAGACGTTTGCCTTGTCCCGGCCTCGGCCCACGAACAGCCCCGCACGATCCGACAGAACATCGCCCTTCGCAGAAGTCGCGGCAAAGCCGGTCTTGCCGATATTGTCGAGGCGGCCGAGGTAATCGTCGTATTCCAGATCAGCCAGATGTGACGCACGGTCAGTAATAGCCGCCTGCGTGTTGCCGGAGCCAAGAGCGCCGAGAGATGACGCCTTGCGGGCAACCGCGTCCGTGGCCTGATCAACCTGCCACTGGTAGCCCGGAGAGGCGCGGAAGTTGCCCTCTGCCCGATCATAGCCCGCCTGGCCGTTGACGCCGCTTGCGTCGGCATACGAATTGAACGCCGCGAGGCCGGTATCAGCATACGGCTGATAGAGGGCGAGCTCCCGCTTGTTCGTGTCGAGGGCGCCCTTGTAACCGCTATCAAGCTGGGCGAGGCTTGCCTTGCGACCGTCCTTAATGTCGGTCCAGTTTCGCTTTCTGGCCCCCTCGGTGAAGGCCATAACGGCCATGGATGCGTTTCGGCCTGCCTTGCCGCTAAAGGGTGAAGCCATGTTCGTTCATCCTATTCTCAGTGTCAGTAGGGATGCGGACGCTATAGCCGCGGGCCTCAACATCCGCTTTCAAGAGCGGCAGGATCTGCTCTGCCACCTCACCGCGCCGGACTACCGTGCCGGTTGTGTCAAGCACTTCGTAGGCAATCATCATTTAGAGAAGCTCTGCGCGAATACCCGGTAGCAAACCCCGTCCCGCGGGGCGACCGATATGGTTTTCGTGCCAGTAGAGGGAACGGACCATGTGAACATCGCCACTGTTGCCATGGCGGTGTATTTGTTCACCCAGACCGGATCACCAATTGTCCCCTCGTTGTCTAGGCGAGTCATCGCCTTAGAGATGTCACTCGTCTGGGAACTCATGCCGGTAGCGGTCACGGTGAAATTCCCGTCGAGGTCGGAGGAGTTCACGTTGCTGACTGTGGGGGAGACATGGACCCACACAATAAGCCGGTCGCCATCCCGACAGCTTACATAGGCGGTTGCCGTGGTGCTGTCGTTGGTTGTCTCGTCCCATCCGAAATTAGTCACCGCATTGGCTTGGATCTTGTCGGTTACGACAGTGCCATTGACGAGCAGGTTGCCGTTTACCTCAACGTTACCCGTAAGGACGAATTGCCCGCCCGAGTAGGTGAACACCTGCTCTGCGGTGCCGCTGTCGGTGAAGACAAACTTGCTCGCCGTGAGGCCGATGGCCGAAGTGCCGTCGCTCATGGCGATAGCTTCAAAGCCGGTATAGGCAGACCCTGCGGTCAGGTAGAGCCCATAAGCAGCAGCGGATCCGCTAGGCCCTGCCTTGGCGGCAAAGTAGATTTGCCCAGTTGCGGTGGCGAGGTTCGTCTTAGCCGTCAACGTGGTGATCTGCGCCACCATCGCATTGTCGGCATCCGTGAGGGCTTGGATGTCCTCAGTGAACTCCGCCAGCGCCGCGTCGGTCTCTGATTTGACCTGCGTAATGCGCTTGTCCGTGTTCACCGCGTTGGTGAAATACCAGTTTCGGGTGCTCTCCTCCCAGTTGATCAGGTGCGTCGTGAGCTTGCCGTTCGCCGTAACGCGCGGGACGGTGGCCGGCATCACATAGGGAAGGCCGGCTTCATCGATTGCCATTACGAACCCCTCCCCTGTGCCTTGGGAACCGAAGCGCCCATGAAGGAGAAATCGACCGTGGAGCTGGACGAGTAGCGCAGCCTCAAGCCGTGATGTGTGGACATGCCCAGGCGGTTGACCCGCACCGGATAGCGGTCAGCTTGGTCCAGAGAACGGGCCAGAGGCGTGGCATAGGTCTTGCCGCCATCATGTGACCACGAGACATCCACCGTGGCGCCCTCAGCCTCCGTGAAATTCCCGAAGGCGGCCGGGATGGCTATCCGGGTGGGATATTCGCGGAGAACGCCTTCAACCATCCATTCAACTGGCGTTCCGGCCTCAGTGGTCACACCGTCGGAGACCGCAAGCAGGTTCGTGGACAGCTTGTCACCGACGAGCCATTGATTGCCCCGCTTGACCGACCGGGAGCCGCGCCAACGGTTAGAGCCTGCGCTTACCCGCTCATGCCATGCGGTCGAGGTGACGTTCAGCTCCCATGTGCCCTGATCGGACGAGAGAACCCAGAATGCCTTGCCCTTGGCGGTATACACAGAGGCTTCAAGCGTCGAAACCGTGGACTTGGCAATGAACGCTTCCACATCGGGGGTCGAGACCACGGGGGCCTCATAGCCATTCAGGCCGCGAACCGTGCCGTCATGGGCCACGAAGAACGGGTTGCGGTCGTATCCAAGCTCAAAGCCTGCAACCGCCATAGTGGTGAGGATGCCAACCGGGATAATCGAGGTGGAGCGCTGGAGCGGGAACGGCATGGCGCCGATGTTGCGCCATGGCTCGATAGAGCTCTGCCCCATGGCATAGAATAGGCCGCCATAGGCGATTCCGCGCAGCAATCCGTCCGCCTGCGCTTCCGCAGTGGCGAAGGACAAGGGCTCCGTATCGGTGCTGTTCACCTGCGAGGCGAAGATCCTGCCGTCTGCGATTGTGCCGACGAGGAAGCTGTCCAGGAATGCCACACTGTTGACTGTCGCCGGCAGATCCGCGTCCGGAAAGGCGGCCACGGCTGTCGTCGAGATGAGATAGGCGGCGCCACTCTCGCGCACGGCCACGAGATCAGGAGTCGAGGCCCCACTGGTGACCTTGTTGTTACGGGCGAAGGTGACACCGTCCGAGCCCGGCAGCGTACCGGTCAGGACCGTCACCGTGTTGTCAGGCGCAACCTTCACCACGCTATCTGTGTAGGCGACATAGATCGTGCCGTTTACGTCGATCATGCCCCGCGGGCCGGTCTTGCCGGTATTAGCGACCGTCACCAGCCCCGGAACGCGGCGGACATAGAACGTATCGCCGCCCTTTTCGGTATAGCCGTTGACGATTCTCCCCTCGCCCTCGCCAGGGCGAAGGCCAGGCGTCGAGGAAATGGGAAAGGGAATGTTGGGCATCAGAAGCAGCGCCTCGGAAGCAACGCCCGGTCGATCTTCAGCTTGCGCCGCGGCTGGTTCTGGCGACTGATGTGCCTCAGCGCCTCTTCAGCTCGCAGTCGCTGGGCCTCATCATCCGCACCGCCGAACTTCGGAGCGACGACGTTCCTGACGATCACGACAAGGTGGTTGAAGTATTCCGCCGGGATGTCGTCTTCGTCGAACACGTCACAGATGTTCCGGCGGAACAGATCTTCACAGGCCGGGCCAAAGCGCCGCTCAACGGCAGCCGTGTCCTCGGCCGTCGCAGTCTGACCGGCTCCGGTGGCCACCAGGTCCTCAAGGACCTCCTGGATGAGCTGCGCTTTGGTCAGAGCCATGGGTTACTTGCCCTTCTTCGTCGCGACGTGGCCGGCGCGCAGCTGTTCGTTCTCGGCTGCGAGCTTTTCGGCCTGAGCCTTGAGAGCGTCACGCTCCTCGCTCAGGAGCTTTACCTGCGCCGCGGCGGCATCGGCCTCCTCATCGGCGCCCTTCAGCTCCTCACGCAGCTCGGCGTTCTCTCGCTTGCCAGCCTCGATGACCTGCTCGAGTTCGCGGATGCGCTCGACGGCGGCTTCGATGGCTGGATTGCCGTCTGGCCCGAAGCTCTCGGTTGTCTCGTCCTGCTTCTTGGCGAAAGCGGCCGGGGTATCAGCCCAGCCTTCGGGCAGCTTCTCGCTGGGAGCGAGGTGGAAGATCCTCGCCGGTTCGACGGCGTGGTAGCCCCAGGTGGGCGTCTTATCGGCCATCTCGGGCCTCCATGCTGAATTTCAGGGGATTGCAGGCTCAGAGCGCCACCTGCGGAGCGAAAAGGGGAGAGCTGAGCCCTCCCCCCGTAGCTTTAGCCGGCGATGCGGACGCCCAGATCCGGGTAGATCGTCTCGACACCGAACATGATGTCGAGACGGATGATCTCGACGTCATTCGTGATGTCGTAGTCCTTCACCACGCGGATCGAGAGACCGTCATGGCTCTCCTGAGCCTTGAACGAGGCACCGTCCGGCATGATCAGCGGCACGTTCACCAGCGCGATCGCGTTGCGGGCGAAGGCGAGGTTCTGCGGGTAGGCCACGCCGGCATTGCCGGTCACCACGGTGATAGCTGCGTTGTCCGCCGGAGCCGCCGAGACCGTCTGCTGAGCGCCCGAGGCGATGATCGCCGGGGAGATCTGCAGCGCAGCGAGGCCGGAGCCGTCGGCAGTAGCGTCCGCGAGGACGGTGAACTGCTGCAGATACGGCATCTGCTGCTTACCGGTGGCACCCTCGCCCGGGACCGGGTTGACGGCGTAGACGCCGGCGATGGTGAAGACGTCGCCCTTCTTCAGAACCGCGGAACCGTTGGTCCAGCCCTTGGTGTTAAGGGTCTGCTTGTTGGCGCCGCCGTTGGCCTGGTAGGTCACGCCCTGGCTGGCGCCATTGACCAGCGGAGTGCCGGCCTTGGTGCCCACGATGTGGTTCCTCACGTTCTGGGAACGGAACGTGTCGAACCCGGCGATGTCACCGATGGTGCCTTCACGGTAGGCGCTCTTGGCGACATCCGACATGTAGAGGGCGGTCTGTCCACCAGCGGGGGACCAGCCGGCAGCCGGGTTCATGACCGCAGCGCGGGGCTTCGACGGCACCGCCATCTCGTCCATGCGCTGAGCGGCCGCGCCGAGGTGCGCGAACGTCGAAGGCGTGGTGCCGGGCGTGCCGACGAGGTTCCAGAACTTGAAGTACTGGCCTGCAACCGCCTGGTCGAGCACCTGAGCGAGCGTGATGCAAGCCGGCTCGATGTAGCGCTTGGAGTATTCCTCGACGCTGAGGGTGAGGTCCTTGGTGTTGAACTCCCAGCCGACGTGCTTGCGCTGGTCGACCTTGATCGACACGTTGCCTTCCTCGACGTCCTGCTTCTGCAGGGTCGCGCCGTCGGCGGCGTAGAACTTCACCGGGCGACGGATGGAGACGGTATCGCCGACCTTGACGAATTCCTTCTTGTATTCCCGGTGCACGCGGTTCGCGAACACCAGGTTGTTCTCCATCTGCATCAGCGCTTCTTTGGCGATGACGCTCGGAGTGATGAGCTTGTTAGCCATGGGCGTTTGAGCCTTTCAGAATGAGCCCGTTACTTCCCGCCACCCTTCTGGCGCCACGCGCGATATTCAGCGGGTGACATTTTCGAAGGATCTTTGGCGGGAGCCGCCGAGCCCCGGATCGGAGCAACAGGCGGAGGGGCCGAGGTTGTGGTTTTGGGTTTCGGCAGAGACAGGCGAGACTCCAGACGGCCGATCTCCTTCGCAGCCGCGAGGGGCGACATGCGGTTGAGCTCGGCGACCTTGCTGGGGTTCTTCGCCAGATGGTGGGCGATGAGCGGACCCTTCTCGCTCTCGACGATCAGGCCGACCACGTGGTTGCGGACTTGGATGTCCGCTTTCGCGATGGTCGCCTTCAGGCCGGGAATGGCCTTCTCGGCGTCCTCGAGACGATCATCGTAGGCCTCGTACACTTCGGCCTGCCTGGCAGTCTCACGGGCCGCCTGGCCTTCCATCGTGCGCTTGACCTCGCGAGTAACCGCTCGCTTGTCAGCCTCATAGGCGATCATCGCCCGCTCGTAGGCGAGATAGTCGGGGTAATCCGACTCCTTCGGCGGGTCACCGATCTCGGCTTGAACGGCCTTCTCCAAATCCGCGCCATCAACCTGGGGGCGACTGCGCAGGGATTGGTTTTCGGCCTCAAGAGCCTCGATACGGCGCCTCAGACGCTCGCTGCCGGTACGGCGCTTGCGCTTGGGCTGCTCTTCTTCGTCGCCTTCGTCATCCGAGGCATCGGAATCGGCCTCATCGGCACCATCCTCTTCCTCAGTCTCTGTATCGGAGTTCTCGTCGGAGCCGTCTTGCTCCTCGTCGTTCTCTTCAGACTGTTCGCCTCCGGCCAGCAGCTCATCGTCCGCCAGCCCGTCGTTCTGGATGTCATCCACGTTCATAGGTTCTCTCAACAAAAAAGCCGCCCCGAAGGACGGCTGTTCATCATCGTGACCAGCACGTCATGCGCCGGCCTACGTGAAGCTCGAAAATAGAAAGGCCGCCAATCAAGGCGACTGTGGAACGCTAACTCCGGCCATGCGCTCTGCCACATCGAGGGGATAGCCGGTTCAGCCAATACGGTAGTACAAGTCGCACATCTGACACTCGTCGAGGAGTGAGGCCGTCCAGCCGAAGTAAATTTTCCCTAGGAACCAAGAAGGACCACTTGGTGTGACTCGTCCAGATCTCTTGCCTTTAATTCTGCCCCCGTATCTGCAGAAGCCACCGTTCTCATCATTTCCAGCCCTGCAGCAGATAAGCGATCTCGCCTTTCGTAGAACCGAGGACGGCTTCAATCGGGATTCCACTTGGGCAAAGTGGAGGGAGGTGCTCGAAAACGTTGCGATGGCTCGTTACGCTTATGACAGCCTGCTCCGCGTCCGAGCTATACCGCCGAAGGACTACAGCAGCGACCTAAGCATGTTCGTCCAGTATCATTCGGCCTCATTAGTAACCTATTGCCAAGGTTCTATAGAACTCACGGCAGGTTGGTTTGTCGACTACTACCAAATTAGGCCATTACTGCACAGGCACCTGTTTCACCACGCAGAAGCCCGCAAAAAACTTCGGGAGGTTGAGCCACGTCTTTCAAGTTTCTTTGATCGAAACCTTGAGGCAATTGGCGCAATTCATGATTACAGGGTTGCTTGGTTCCATCATGTTGCAGGCGGCGTAAAAATCTATGCTGCTTCGGCTCCGACTGGGGACAACATGAGGTTTATGGTTCCTCGTGACCCGAAGATCCTCAAGCTTGAATACGAAGCTGATTTGCGACCCTACCTTAAAGCGATCGATGAATGTAGACGCGCCAACAAGGACGAGTGGCTCTACTCGTTGGATGAATTCACCGATTTGCTAATGGGATCTGCGGAGCGTATTGTAATTGACGCTCTTGATATTGCACTGGCTTCCTACTCCGCACGAAGAAACCTCGGTGAGTTTGATTTGCCTTAGACAGGTATGGACCTGAGGGCGTCACGACAGCGCCAGGCTGCCGAGTCGAACGGCGGCCCCACCACTGAAACCCGTGAGCGCCTCGCGCTAGCTTGCGCAGCCCTCAGGCCCAAAGAGAATAAAAAAGTCGCCTCAACCAGGCGGCTACGGAAATTTTACTTTATCCGGCCAGTATGCACTCACCGGGCGCGGCGCGTATCAGCCCGAACAGATGCGGAGCCTCTACTCCTCCGCTAGGCCAGAACACCAACCTCGAAATTATCAATCCAGGGATTCGCGGCAATCACTCGTGCCACGACGCCTGCACGATTGCCGGTCGTATTGCTGCCCCCGATAACAACGGGGCCAAGAATAACCGCGCCGTCGGACTTCACGGTCGCCATATCACCGCTGACCTCAAGCCGCATCACCGCTCCAATTGGGCGATTGGCACTCGATGCCGCAACAAGCGAGGTCAACGTGCCCGCCACGCGCTTGTAAAGCTCAATGGACGCCGGAGAGCTGTTCGTGTTGTAACGAATGCCAACGAAGTTGTTGGCATCTACCAGACGGGCGCAAATGAACGGGCCGGAGATGCCTGCCCCCTGCTGAATGCTCGCCTGGACATAATGGTTGGCGGAGCCAAGGTCGGGGCCTTGGGCTGCCGTGCCAGTCGTGTCGGTTGCCAGCGCTGCGAGCTTGCCCGAAGAAACCACAAGGTTGCCTCCCGCTCCCCCAGCGACAAGGGCCCAGCGGGAGGTTGATGTCAGGTCGCCGTCAGGCCGGTTAAAGCTGTCGGTAAAGACGGTGCCCGTGAAGGATGTCCCATCAGACCCACTCCCCATTCCACGCCGACCGCGCCCCTGCCCTGCTCTCAACATGGATCAGAGTCCTTCGCCGGTCTCGACGAAGAGGGTTGCCGTGCCGCTCTCGGTGATCGCGTCGAAGCAATTCGTGCCCTCGGGCAGTGTGAAGACCTCGGTGTTGCCAGCCGGGATGATGCGGCTTTGGTTCACCGTCGCGGTGACCGTGGAAAGGTCACTGCCGAAGCGAAGCCACACGTCAGAGCTGCCGGACTTGTTGACGATACGTGCCTGAAAGCGGCGTCGGTCGGCTGGGATGCCCTTCAAGGCAGTTGCGTGTCGGGATGTCGTGACGGCGACTTTGACGGTTGTATCGGGGACACCCATGAAGGGTTCGTTGCTAGGCATAAGGGATCTCCTGATCAGGAATCACGGGTGCAGCAAGAGGCTGCTCGATTGTCGGCTGCTCAACCGGCATCTGAGGCTCGGGAGCGGGTTGCTGTGGCTGGAGTGCCTGGACGATCGCGCCAAGGACCTGGCCCATTTCCTGGACGGCGGCTGCGAGCTGCTCAACGCGAGGATCTTCGGCAGGCTGCGTCGGCATGGCGAGGGCGGCGAGTTTCGTCTCGAGCTCAGCCTCTCTGAGCTGAAGCTCTTTGCCCTTCACCTGGATCTCACCGAGCTTGAGCTGGTGCTCCTGGGTCATGAGCTCCTGTTGCTGCTGCTCGGCTTGAGCCTGGGCCTGCTCTTGAGGCGATGGCGGAGGCGGCGGCTCGCCCTTCTTGGCGGCCAGAGCGGCTTTCATCTGAGGCGGCATGATCGCCTCAAGGCGCTCGCCGATCTCGTCTGCCATTGGCCAGTCCTGGGCCTTGGCGACCAGGTCGAGCACGGCCGGAGCAGCGTCGGGAGCGGACTGCAGGAAGGCCGTCATGCCCTCGCGGGCTTCCTCTCTGCGGGTGTTGTAGGACGGGCCCATCTCCATGACGATGTCATAGGCTCCGACCGTGACGTCATGCTGGATCTCGCCGACTCCGTCGAATGCTACGCCGGTTGGCTGGTTGACCTTCACCAGCTCTTCCTTGCCGTCCTCGCCCACGATGCGGACGGTGCGCGCTGTGTCGTAAATGTGCGGGATCAGGTCGAGGACGATGCGGCCAGTGTAGCCGACGGCCTGGCTGAAGTTCTCGACATAGACGTAGGTGCCGGTATCGCCCTCGCGCTGCCGGGCCACGATGGCCCTGCCGCTGGTCTCGTTGCTCTGGCGGCCGAGAGAGGCGTCATAGATGCCAGTGGTTGCCCTTAGCTTCTCGGAGGCGAGCTGAAGGCCCTCGCGGATGCCTTGGGACGAAACCGGCGGCTGAACGCGCTCTGGCCTCGCGCCACCATTGGCCGGATCCGGCGTATAGGTCAGGTACGGCAGGTTCTGAGTGTTCGCGTTCTCCCACTCGTCCTGGTACCGCTCGAAGTTCTTATCCGTCCCAACGAACGGCGACTTGGGCTGCAGTGCGACGATCTCGGTATCGGCTGAGACGTAATAGTTCAGCAGCCGCTGCGGATCGCGGGCGAAGCGGATGGCCCCGTGCCGGAAGCGCTTGCGGCCGACCTGGATCTGCTCACCGATCACAGGAACGATCGGGATATAACGGCCGGGCCACTTCTTGGGCTCCTCGAGGATCTCAGAGCCGCTGATGATGGCGCGCATCACCTGGTAGCCGTCCCGCTCTTCAATGCGGACGTCCAGGCCCTGAGAGGACGCACGCGCGGCGAGCTCCTGCGCCTCAGCCAGCTCCTCGGGGCTCGCGTCGGTCAGATCGTCAATCTGGCTCTCGAAGACGAGAAGGGTCCGCTTGATCGGCTCCTTGTACCAGTACTCAGCGACACGCACGGAATCGTCGGTGTACCAGCCTTGGAAGGCGCGGAACTGCTGATCTCCGAAGCTGTCGGTCGACGCGTCCGGGTACTTCTTCTCGAAGGCACCCGTGCTCATGTCGATCGGCACGAAGCAATAGCCAGCGTCCGACCGGTCGAGGCGAATGGCGTCAGGATCCCAGAGGACCCCTACCCCATCCTCGATCATGTCGATGCGGATTTCCTGCTCGAAGGTCGTGTCGGACGCATACTCGGTGATGACGCGCCAGTGGCCGATGCCAGCCTGCACCTGGCTGTCTGCGCCGTGGTAGTAGACCGTGCTCGCAGCCGAGCGGTTCTCGATATACCGGATCAGGCCCGCATTGACCTTCGCCGTCTTCGGGTCACCGCGATCGTCGACCGGCACGCACTTGATGGCCGGACGCATCTGGCGGATGTCGCCTGTGATCTGCCGAATGAACTGAGGCAGCTCATTGATCGTCATGCACGGGCGGTTCTCGGCCTCGCGCTCCGCCTTGACCATCAAGTCCCACTGCTCACCCGTGAGGAACTCGAGATCCTCATAGGCTGCCGTGATGTTCTCCTGCTCGCGCTGCCAGGCGGCGTCATAGCGCGCGACGGCCTCACGGTGGAACTCGGTGTCCTTGTCGCTACCGTCCGCGTCGACGGATTTCTTGGTTTCGTCAGCCATCAGGCACCCATCCAGCCGCTGCCACCTGGACGGCGCTTGCGGCGCCGCTCGCGCGGCTCTTGGTCAATCACAGGCTCGCCGAAGGTCAGAGCGACCGCGTCCCAGCCGTCTGGGCTTCGGACGCCGCGGGCTCGCATCTTCTCTTTCGGCTCGATGATCAGCCGGGTTCGGCTGTCGTAAGAGTATCCAGGACCGCAAGCATCGGCCTGCAGCTCGTCGGTATCCGGAATGTCGACGCCCGCAGGGCTTTCGAGCCAGTCGCGGGAGTTGAGCCAGATCTCGGCGCGCCGGTTGAGCGGCCCAGGCAGCTCCTCACCGGTGGCTGGGTCGAAGCGTTGGGGCTCGAGCGGCGAGCCACCGAAGTTGACGGGCAGGACGATTCCGCGTCCGCCGTCGCCATAGCCCATCTCGCACAGCCGGTCGTAGACGCCGGCACCAAGGCCCGTGACGTCGACGAAGCAGCGCTTGACGCCCTGGCTGTCGATGACGCTCTTGACCCAGCCCACAGACTGCATGGTGTCGAGGCCAGTCCGGTTCTCGACGGAGAGCACCTTGCGGCCGCGCCGGAGCGCCATGGAGCTGCGGTCCGTGCCCGTCTTCCACGCCGGGTCGTAACCCATGATCAGCGGGCCCGAGGGCTCAGCGCTGAACTTGCGCGCCTTCACGACAAGAGGCGCGGAGATGAAGCTATCGTGTCCTGACATCTGGAAGGCCTCAGCGGCCGTAGCCGGATATTCCTGCCGGAAGAGCGATGCGCCGAGCTGGCGGATCTTGATCCGGCGCCAATACATTTGCGCCTGGTCGAGGTCGTAGGCGGCCGCGTAGCTGACCTCGCTCTCACCCTGCTCGTCCTCGTCGGGCGAAAGCTCGAAATCCGCCGGCGGCTCCTCGCGATACTCATCCTGCCAGTACCAAGGCACGAAGATAGCGATGAAGCCGTTCTCGCCGCGCTCGGCCTCCTGCCACATGCGGTGGTAGTAGTTCCCGACGCCGTTCGCCGTGCTCTCGAGGATGACCTCAGTGCCTTCCTCGTTAGGAACGGCCTGAAGGACACCAGCGGCGTGAGATTCAGCGTTGGGCCAGAAGGCGACCTCGGAGCCGTGGAAGAGCTGCGCGGTGAGCGAGCGGCCAGCGCCCTTGTTGCCGGCGGTACCGACCTTATAGGCACTGTCGAGCCGGTCGAACTTCAACTCCTTGGCGTTGGCTGCGCCTGTCGAGGGCCTCACCAGCTCGGGGCAATTCTCGTGGTACCGGCCGACCATCTCGAACAGGTTGAGGGTCGCCTGCTCCTCGTGGGTGAGGATGAAGACCTTCAGGCCCTTCGAGTGGCTGACGCGGTGATAGAAGCGGCCGCCGACATAAGTGGAGCAGCCCTGCTGACGTCCTTTCAGGATGAGAGCGCGAACCCGGCCGATGAGCCGCTTCTGCTCCTCGAGCTTCTCGTGGATGTATCGCTGCGCCTTATTCAGACCGAAGCGGACCAGAGGCCCTGCTTTCGGCCGGATCCAGAGACAGCGAGGGGCGTAGTGCTCGAAGTCATCCTTCAGGCGCCGGCGGATTTCCCTTTCCCGGTCATTCAAGCTCTGAGAGTGCATCTTCGTGGCTGATCTCGAGCTTTACCTTGAGATTGTCCTTGAACATGCCGAGGTGCTTGCCGATCAGCTCGATCGATTTGTTGGCGCCCGAGGCGTTGAATTTGTACTCGCCCGTCGGATTGCCCTCGTGGTCGAGAACGGCCTCGTGCTGCATGCATCGTTCGGTGACCTCGCGAAGACGGTCTAGCACCCAATCCTGGGTCAGCTCGGTTCGCTCAGAGCGTGCGGCCTGGGCAACTGCGATCGCCTCGGAAACTGAAGTTTTCTGAAGGAGCTGATAGGCCTGCTGCTCGGCCGTCTTCTCGCTATAGCCCGCCCGAATGGCCGCCTGCGTAGCGTTCAGGTCGACGAGGTATTCCTCAACGAACCTCTTCTGCTTGTCGGTCAGTGCCATGGGATTCAAGGGCGATGGAGGCGAGCTAGATATTTTCCGCAACTAAATTACCTGTTCGGCGGCTATGTTGCAGGTGCGAAATAGAATGGATAAGCTTGACCAAATGGTTGCAGGGAGAGGGACCCCGGTGGAGCGCTTTGAAGTCAAGCAAGAGCAAGACGATATCTGGATAGTTTCGTCCCAGGGACGGACGCTCTACCTTTACTCCAGTGAGGAGGAGGCTCGTTGGGCTGCCCTCATCTTGGCTTCTGACGCCTGCGAAAATGGCAGCCAAGCGAAAGTCGTGATCTCGGCCCAGATCTCCCACAACTGTCGGTTCACCGGCATGTAGCATTCTGAACTCCGCACTTCGGCTTTGGCTTTGGCTTCGGTTCAATGGTGACCAAATGGCCGGTGCGCGGGTCGAGGATGCGTATCAAGACGTTTCGGCCTAATTTTCTAGCTCACTGTAGACGCGCGAGATGCATGCGGGCTGGAGGCGACCATGTTCGGCGACTTCCCATCAGGGCGAAGACGGTTCTGGGCCATGATGGTCCTAATCGCGATCATTGGGATCGGAGGATTGTTCCTGATGTGGGCCTTTCACGTGTGACCCATTATGCGTGCTCACCCCAGTCCACGGCGAGCATGTCCGACTGGGGGCGAGCGAGACGCTCAAGCCGGTGCGTGGGTTAAGGACGAACATCAGACGGTCCCATGAGCCGCATCTTGCTGTGGGTAATCCAGAAGAAGATTCGACTCATCGACGAGGATCAGGATTCTAGTCCGCCTACTCAGCCTGGGGGGCCGTAGCCATGTATGACGACGATGACGATCCCATTCCAGCGGGGCCTAAACCGCCGTGTCCATCCGATCCATCTGAGGCGATCTTCAGATGGATCGGCTTGTTTGCCGGACTTGGCGTCTGCGCGTTTATGACTCTCTTTTACTTAGAATGATGCTGGCGGCTCTCGGCGCTTCGCAGTTTTACCCCGTCCTCAGTTAGCATGCTGACCTAAGGGTTCAGCCTACGAGCCAGAAAAGCCTCCAGGCTTGGCGGAGGCATCCCACACTGCGTATGCTACTGACGTAATGCCTGGGGGACTTGCGTGAGACTGCGAGATCACTGGCCGGTCGCATTCTTCTGCGCCGCGCTTCTCTTTTGCACTGTCGTTGCTCTGATCAGCTTCGGACCTGGCTGGTGCGAGCAGAATGAGGGCGGTGTAGTTTGTGCCCGCAATTGGTTCAGTACTGCCGGGAACGTAGTCGGAGCTCTAATCGCCATAATCGCGACTGGTTTCGCTTTCGGGCAGGTCCAAGCGGCGAATAGGCAAACCGAATTGTCTCTTCTCCCGAGAGTGGCAGCGCGTTTGAAGACGCTGCACAGCCTGACGGACCTTATTTTTAATGCATCTGTAAACGTCCGGTTTGCTAGGGCAAATATCAATGAGATCAACAAGACTTGCTTGGAGAGCCCTGATCACGAACGTGTAGTCAGAGCGTGGTCACGCCTATTCCACCAACATATCCTGCTCGATAAGAGCCTAGAGGCCCTCAATGCGGCGCAAGCTAATGCTGTCGGCGACTCAATGGTAGCCGTATGGGTTGGACAGGCCCGAAGCGCTATACTGCAGTTAACTTTGCTGATCTCCGCTGTGATTGACGTTGACCCAAATTGGAGAAGTAAAGATCCCAACTCAATCAGCTCAGAAGACGTTAAAACATTCAGACAAGCTCTGCAGTACGATCCCAGTCTGAGTTCAGAGCTCGCAGAGGAAGGGAACGGAGCCGTAAAGCGGCTTGATGAGATCAGGCATGAAGTACACGCTCTACGAGCTTATTTGACTAGGCAAATGGAAGAAATCGAAGTGAAGCACGGCATAAAGCCGTTCAATAAGTCTTCTTCCTAAAGGAATCCCTTGCCAGCATGGTTCTTGAAGGCCTTCGCGCGGCGGTCGTATGCCTTGAGGGTCTTCACTTCCCGGTGGCGGGTTATGTCCATCACCTTGAGCAGGTCGGCCCCTGCCTCGAGGGCGGAGGTGACAAAGCGGGCGCGGAGCGAGTGGCCAGAGAAGGTTTCCGGGTCGAGGCCTGCGGCCTTGGCATAGCGCTTTACGATATCGGCGACTGAGCCTTCGGAGAGCCGATCTGGGTTCACAGATTCGCCCTTCCGGATTGACCTGAAGACCGGACCGGTTTCCACCAGGGCGGAGCGGAGCCAGTCTTCGAGCGCCTCGACGGGCTTGAGCTTCGAGCCCCGCGGCACCGCGACCTGGTGGCCCTCGCCCTCCTGATCCGTCTTGGACCTGCGGATGTGGACGATGATGCCTTCCGGCATTCGCTCCAGGTCGGCCAGGTCGAGGGCAACGAGCTCGGAGCGGCGGAGGGCGGCGGCGAAGCCCAGTAAGAGCAGCGCCTTGTCCCTCTTGCCCTGAAGGTTATCGGGGATCCGCCGCACCATTCTTGCGATGGCCGATGCCGTTGCCGGATCTTTGCGATTCACGGCTGCCCCTAAGCGGCGGCGGATCCCTCGGAGCACGGCCTTGACCGGCTCCGCATTCGTTGGCGGCTTGAACCCCTTCGCTCGGTGCACGTAACCGATGGCGGCTGCGCGGCGGCTGATGGTTGAAGCCTTCAGTCCCTTGTCGGCGAGTTGGGCGAGGTATGCCGCCGTCGTCTCGATCGACACCGGAAGCGCCGAGGCCTGCACCGCCTCACACCAGGTGTGGAAGTCGCGGAAGTCGGAGAGATACGCCCGCCGGGTGGCGTCAGCCTTCTCCGACTGGGCGTACTCCGCAGCCGACCTCAGTGCATCCGTGAGTGTCGGCGTGTTGTCCGCCGGCGCGACCGGCACCGGCAGTTCCATAGGCATGGAATCCATAGAGGTAGCGCTGATTAATTCGTGCGCCGAGATCTTGTGCCTGTCACATTCGCTGACCAGCGAGGTAGCATGCACCATGAGCAAACAGAGTGAACTCGGACCCAACACGATGGTGTATTTCGCCGTCCGTCGTGCCGGTGCAGACGGCACACCGACTTTTACCCCGGAAGCATCTCCCATCACTCTTCAAGAAGCAGCCGCGAGACTGAAAGAGAATCCGGGAGCTTGGATCACGCCCGTTCTAGGGGATTGGGGCGTGCTTACATCGCAGCAAATTGAAGCGGCTTTGAAGCCTAAGTCTGAGACACCAGAGTAGGCGGAAATCCTTACGTGCTAAAAGTTTGGACCCTACACGATTGGTCATGGGAAGGGTGATTATCGTGAGTAATCCTATGGTCATTCGCAGCTGCGTGAGCGGCGCAGCGGCCCTTTCGGATAAGGCGTACTACTATCTGGGCCGCTCTTCTGGTGAAGTGTTACCGGAGCCTACCTCGGGCTACTCTTGCAATATTAGCCTTATGCCCGGGGGCAATTATGACCGACGACAGTTGGATAGATGACTTCATCCAGGAAGTGAAAAAGCTGGCGTACGATATCCCGCCACCCAACCCTTACACTGCGATGTTGCTCTCTCACTGCGTTGAGGCAGAACGCCATCTGTTGAAAGAGAGGTACGCGATCGAAGACGCGAAGTTCAAAGCCTTCTGCGGTCATCTCGCTGGTATCATGATCAAGTCGGAGCCTAGCGGTCATCATCTTTGATCAGACCCGCTTTGAATCCCGAAATTCGACCGTCACAACCTTGCCTTTGGCGCTCCGGATCGAACCGACCTTGATGGTCGGCCTGGTCTCGGAACGAGCGAGTGTGAACCTGCCTGACAGGAAGTTCGCCACCTCCGAGATCCGGAGGGCGAGCTCGTCGCGAGCCTCATGAAACGCCTCCGGATTCCGCGCACTCGGCGGCGGCAGACGCCTCGCCTCATCAGCAAGAGCGCGCAGCTCGGCGGCGCACGTGTCGAAGATGCTCATAGGCGATACATTGTGAGGAGGGCCGAAAAAGAAAGCGCCCGGCGAGTTACAAACTCCGGGCGCACTTCCAATCAGTAGATAGGTGACATTTCTGACTTCAAGAAGGCTCGGTGTCAAGCATTCTCAACGCGCTTATTCACCCATCTGCTCGCTGTGTTAATCGCGATTGTTCCGATCACACTGAGGGCAGCTCTCAAGACCGGAGTTATCCTCGTAGGCAGACTTCAACAGATCAGTCAGATCACGTCGCGTTTGCCCTTCTTCCAGTTCGATTTCACCTGAGCTTACCCGAGCGTTCATCAACCGATAGGCTGCCTCAATATCGGTAGGACCATCGAAGTAAGTCCCAAGATGGTTCTCGCACTCTCTCAAAACTTTGGCTTCACAAAGAAGCCTTCGCGCCCACTCATAGTTCTCCTCGTCTTTGGCGGCTTTGTGCTTCCAGTATCCCATTTAGGTCTCCTACCCTTGTAGCGCATATTTAGAGGTACGCGCGGGCGAACGGTAGAGGACCAAAGGTGCGTTCATGCTCCTAATTCAGACCTTTCAACCCTTAGATACAGGATAATGTATCGTGTCGGAAGTGGCAGCGCGAGCGGCTCATTTGTTTGATCCTAGCCGCCAGTGAGTGGCCAGGGCGTCCAGTCCATCCCTGAGCCACCAGATCTCGCTCAAGCCGATGATGGGGATTTCCATTTCGCAGCAGTCCCGAACTGTCCGGCTCTCGAGCTGCCCTGCCCCGTTTAGGGCATCGAGGGCGTGACGCAGAGCCAGATCCGTTTCCTGAGTGGCGGCGACCACGTCAGGATCGTAGGTTCTGTCCCGGCCACGCCCCCTGTTCTCGACGAAGAGCACGGAGAGGCCCGACTTCGGATCGATCTGCGGTCCCACCTGGTTCTTGCGCCAGGTGTCGACGAGGTTTCGCCAGCGCTTGCCGGCCTCAAATTGAACCTCATCGATCCGATTGCGGAGGAAGAGCCGTCCTAGCTCCGTTCCCCAGAGAGGATCCCGCATTCCGAGAATGGCGGCATCCCGCAGCCGCTTCATCTCGTTCGGGTTCTTGGCCTCAATTTGCTTCTTGGTTGTTCGGCTGAGACGGCCATTCGGCTCACGCTCACCGTCCTCGCGCTTTCGCCCGAGCTTTGCCAGCTTTCTGGCCTTCATGTCTGCCCCCACGGCAAAGATTGTTATGCGCGGGAGCGTCGTGGAGAAGTGGACCCACTTTCAAGCGAAATTTCAGAACATTCCTAGAACGCCGGAATACCATCCCGATTCAGGCTCTCGGCGATGATCCGGCAGGCTTTGTGGCGCTTGCGCCGGACGTTCTCCCTTGGCCAGTGCATCTCACGGCAGACCTCGCGGACGGAGCGGCCGGACGCCCGGGCTGATGCCCAGGCGAGGAGGAAGCGGCGCTCGTCCGAGTTCCGCGCCAGGTAGTGCGCCGACATCGAGATGAGGTCCAGATCGGCCGGGCGTGCCTGGTGGAGAGCCGGCTGCAGCAGGTTGGCCTGAGGGCTGTAGACCGGGACCTTCGGCAGCTGGCGGAAGGCTTCGACCATGCGCTCGCAGACCATCTCCGGCGTCCATGCCGGCAGGGGTTCAGTGATGGGCAGCGAGACCGTTTGCCTTGCCACGCAAAGCCTCCTCCAACGCGGCCTTCTCGGCGCTTACAATCGCCTCGGCCTCGCTCCAGATTTCAGCGGGGATCCGGCACCCGGTCTCGCCGCGACGCGGGCCCCAGCTGTCGGACCAGCGGTCATCGATCAGGTAGCCCTTGGCCATCGAGATCATCCCGCGGCGGATCTTGGCTTCGTCGACAGGCGCGGCGGCCTGGGCCTTGTCCGGCGAAGCAGGAGCGGCGTTCTGCTCCCGAACGGCCGGGACGATGTAGCGCCAATTCGACCAGCGTTTGCCCTGGGCTTTCAGGCTGCGGACCACCGGCAGGATGTGACGTTCGAGGTCGTATCCCTCGCCGATCAGGGCGTGGACTGGACCCACGACGAACAGGTTTGGGCTCGGATCATCGATCAATCCGGCAGCTTCGCGCAGCGCAGCCTCCAACGTTCGATCGTCGAGCGCCGGCTTTTGATCCGACGTCTCTGATACCTCAACGCTGTGCTGCTCTTCTCTACTCTTCTCTTCTCTTCTCTGGTTCGTTTGGCTTGAAGCAAGTGCTTCGCCTGCATCGCCACTTTTCAACGGCTTACGCCGATTTTCCCCACTTCGTATGCCACCTGTCCGACCCGCGTCTGCACGGTGTGTCGAGGTGATCCCCCTGTGGTGTAGCTCCTGTCCCACCCGGGTGTTCGTGAGACCGTCTTCGGATTTTGAGACCTTGCCTGCAGCGAGGAGGTCATCGAGAAGCTTGCGCGCCTTGTTCGGATGGCACCGCCAGATACGCGCAAGAGTGGCCGGATTGTCAGGGACGGCACCCCGACGACGATACATCTGATGGCACAGACGTAGGTATGCGGCCTCCTGTTCGAGGGTCAGCTCATCTGTCCCCTCGTCCCAAGCCTCATACTCCATCCGGTAAAATTCGCCCTTCATAACTATGCCCCGTACCGGTTCTGGAGATTGCGGACCGCGTTCAGGGCCGGATCGACCCAGGCCTGCACGACCTGGTTCGAGCGCCCTGCGCGGTTCTTGTCGATGATGATTTCGAGGGCGTGCTTGGCCGCCTCGTATTCGTCGTGGGTGGCGATGTCGCCTTCCCGGAATTTGGCAGACCGCTCGATGTAATAGGCCGGGCGGTAGAGGAACACGACGGCGTCAGAGTTCTCCTCGAACGTGCCGGCGCCGCGGACGTCTGCCAGCGACGGGCGCTTGTCGTCGCGGCCCTCGGTATTGCGGTTGCACTGGGCGAGGAGCAGCACCGGCACGTCGAGGCGCTTCGCCAGCGCCAGGGAGCCGTCGGCAACCTCCTTCAGTCCCTCGTCCTCGCGATTGTACTTCCGGCCGGGTCTGACGATGTGGGCATGGTCGATGACGATCGGGCCGGGCTGGATGCCCTTTCGGACATAGGCGTTCATCAGCCGCTCGGAGGAAACGGCGATCTCCTGAATCGTGCGGCCGCCGCCGTCCTCGATCATCATGTGCAGGGGCGCGAGCTCGTGGATGGCATAGGCCACCTCTCGAGCCTCGTCTGCTGTCAGGCCCTTCGGTGCCATGATGCGAGCGAAGGGAATCCTCTGGCGCTTATTCTCCAGCCAGGATGAGGCCAGGCGCGCCATCACCTGCTCCTTCGGCATTTCGAGGGAGTGGTAGATGCAGCCGAAGCCCTGCTTGGCGGAGTTGAGCACCACCTCGAGCCCGACGATCGACTTGCCCATGCTGGTGCGGGCGGCGAGCGTGGTGAGGGACGAGGGCCGCAGGCCACCGCCGATCTCGGCGTCAAAGCGGGTGATGCCGGTGGAGGCGAGCACGGGGCGCTCGCCCTTCAGGTCAGCTTCGATCATGGACATGAGGGCTGCTCCCGCGGCTGAGAGGGTGACGGTCTTGAGCTGCTTGTCCATCCGGAGCGCTCGGACCTCATCGAGCTTCTCGAAGTGCTCATCCAGGAAGACGCATGGGTCGTAGCCCTGCTTGGCGCCGATCTCGGTACCGAGGGCCTCGACATGCCGGAGGATGTACAGATCCCGGATCATGCGAGCGTGCGTCAGCAGCGGAGCGCCGGGCATGCCTCCGATGCGTGCGAGCTCGGCCAGGTACTGGCGGACATTCACGTCCTCGGTGATCGCAGTCTCAGCGACCTTCGGCCCCAGACGTTGATAGAGCTGGCCGGCCGTCGGAAGACCATCGGCTTCAGCGATCTCGATCATGGCCGCGTAGGTGAGCTGGTGGAGCTGCTCGGAGAAGTACTCTGGCTTCAGGATCGTCTGAACGCGTGCGATCTCCGCCGGCACGGCCAGGAGCGCGGCAAGCACTTCCTGCTCCATATCCGTATTGATGGCGGGATTACGCTCTTGGCGTGCGCCGTGATGGGCTGGATCGAATGGGAGGACGTTGTTCATGCCGCCCTGCCCTGTTCCCGCTTCTCCGCGATCTCCTGAGCCTTGCCCTCCATGGTGGAGAGGCAGTTCTCAACCCACTCTTCGCTGACCTGCTCGGCCATGGTGGCGAGGCGCTTCAGGGTGTGGCTCGCGGCTTTGCGTGCCTGGACGAAATCCGGGTACTTCTCGGCCTTGCTCTCGCGTGTGCGGATGAAGCTGAAATAGCCTTCGAGCGCCTGCTCGTCGGTAATATTCAGGACTTCGGCCTGGCGCTGGATGGTCACTGCTGTGGGATATGCGGGGTCGTAGCTCATGCCGCCTCCCCTGCGAAAAGGGTCGGCTGCGCCGGCACCGCGACAGGAAAAGCGTGCTCGATCGTTACGACGATACCAGGCGTCTCGCTGTAGAACTTGCGCACGAAGCCATCGACGATCTGCGAGTCATCGCGCCAGACAACCTGGTTGAGCGCATCGAGCGTCTTCAGCAGGTTGTCGGCATCGGGCTTGGTGGTCGGCCGAATCTGGCCTGCGAGTGCTGCCTCCTGCTTCTTCTTCGACCAGCTCGCCGGTACCGGGAACGAGGCGAAGACACAGACCTTCAGCGGTCCCTCAAGCGGAGCCCGGTCGCCCATGACTTCCTGAGCGACGAATTTCAGGTTGCCCTCATACCGGCGCGTGTTCGCCGGGGTGTAATTCGAGATGAAGGCCGGCTTGCCCCGCGGCTTGATCAAGGTCGAGCGGGCACGCCCCTTACCTTCAGGCACGCCCGCAAGACGGATGGTGATAGGATCGCTGCTCAAGCCGGCCTCCTGGATCAAGCAACGGCGCCGGGGCGGGTGGCGGCCGGCGGATCGGGGAACACGACCGTCGGAGCATCCTCGGAGCGCTGAGCCTTCGGAGCCTTGTGGGCATTCGCGCCGAAGCGCTTGGCGGCTTCGTCGAGCGGCAGACCCTCGGAGCCCTTCGGCTGGCCTTTCCTAGCCTTGGCTTCGTCCTCAGCAGCCGTCTTGGCGGCGGCAATGCGCTCGCCGATGTCGTCGAACATGTCCTGCTGCTTGCCCCAGCCCATGAGCTCGTAGCCCATGAGGATCTGGCGCACGGTGTCATCGCGCTTGCTGTCCTCCATCTCGGCCAGCTGCAGGATGATGCCGAAGGGCTTCTTGGCGAAACCGCTCTTGGTGCAGAAGTCGGTCACAGCCGTGGACTTGCTGCTCGACGCATTCTTGGCGCGCAGCTTCGCGCCATTGGCGTCCCTGACGGCGTTCTGGAAATCGACTGCCGTCGTCTTGATCGTCTTCTGCTCTTTGGCCTTCTTACGCTTTGCCATGTGCTCAGTGCTCCAGTTGCCTCGAAAGAGATTGTTGATTACGGGCGGGGTAATCCGCTTCCGGTCTCGACAGGCGGGAGGACTGGGCTAGCTTCCTGGCTAGTGTCCCGCCTATCGATGCCCCCAGGCTTCCACGGTCGGACCCGCGACGCCTCCGCTGGGAAACCCTCGGAGGCGTTCGTGCGTTTGCGGCGTCGCTTCATGCGAATGTGCTCGCGAGCAACGTTGATGAACTGGTGGGCTTGGACCTTCACCCTGCCGTAGCGGCCGGTGATGCGGCGCACCCACTGCTCGGATGTCCCGACGCGTTGAGCCACAGCTCTGACGGCCTTCATGGCGCACCCGCACACGAGCTTCTGATGCTCGATCAGCGCGACCAGCTTCGGATGAAGGCGCTCCAACGCGTCTTCAGGCGTGTAGAGCCTAGACATTTTCCACCCGTGAAAAATCAAGCGTGGCAGTTTCCGACGCAGAATGGGGGGCGTCGTGAGCCGGGATGACGGGAGGAAGTGCGAGGGTGGTGCCGGCGACCGGCGCCAGGGCGTCTCGGACCGTGAGATCCGCGCGCACATTCGGCGCCAGCTCAAGCGGCTCCTCGAGCGCGAGACCAGGCCGAAGGCTGGGCGGGAGTGACGATCCATGATCGACGCGGACCCACCCATCCTGGGTCAGGTGCTCGCGTTCGCCACGGGCATTCGTGCGAACGAGGTGAGCCATCACAGCACCTCGACAGCAGCGGCTCCGAGGCTGCTGGGACGAGGTGGCCCATTCTCCGCGCCTGCGGGATGAGCATGGGCGTTGACGAGCACCTCGTAGGTGATGCCCGCGATTCCACGCTCGCCTGCGGCTTCAATGAGACGAGGCCAGTAGGCCACCGGGATCGAACGCCTGCGCTTCATTTCAGATGCAGTCGAGGGGTTCACGGCAAGCGCTCGGGAGACCGCACTCGGCCCACCAAACGCATCGAAGATGTCAGAAATGGTCTGCATGAGGACATAATGTACACAGAACGTGTTGATAATGTCAACATGATTTATGTTAACACGAAATGTGATAGTCCGCACATGAATCAAGACATGAGTGAGCGGCTTAAGTCCGCACGTATTTCGGCGGGGTTTAGCTCCGCGCGATCGGCTGCAGTCAAGTTTGGCTGGACGCCGTCAACTTATGCCGCTCATGAGAACGGTCAGAACGACTTTGATCCGGATCGAGCTGCCATTTATGGCAAGGCCTTCAAGGTATCGCCTGGTTGGCTCCTGACAGGTGACGGACCAAACCCGGGTGGGTCGCACCAGGCGGATGCGAGCACAATCGAGGAGCTCCCAGCCCAAGGATCCTTTGGATTTGCAAAGATCGACGGGTCCGTTCAGGCAGGCGCGTTCCTGGCCCTTGAGGTCTTCGATGATGATTTGGGCGACGTGGTCTCTGCGCCACGGGATCCGGTTTTCCCATATGCCAAGCAGCGAGCATATCGGGTGAAGGGCGATTCCATGAATCAGGCGCGACCCAAGCCGATGAATGACGGCGACTACATCATCTGCGCGGTTTGGGAGGATCTCGACCTGGAGCCGAAGGACGGCCTCAACGTGGTCGTGCAGCAGACGACGGCGGACGGCCAACTCCGAGAGCGCTCCGTCAAGGAGATGCGGGTCTTCCCGGACCGGACCGAGTTCCATCCGCGGTCAACTAACCCAGCCTACAAGCCCATCATCGTGAGGAAGGACTATCACACCGACGACGGCAAAGAAGTCACGATCCTTGCCTTGGTTCGGTTCGTCTTCGATAACCAGGCACTGCCGGTTTGAGGCTGTGCCTTTTCCAGGAGGGCCTTTTTCTTTTTATCGACCCCCCTAGCATCCAAGCCCGGCACTCGTTGGGGATCCTACCAAATCTAGCGAGGACGTAGGGCGGGTCGTACCGCCCGCTATGCATCTCTCCCGACCACTCAAAGGCGATGACGCCCGCTTTACATGATCGAAAAGCGAGCGCGAAATCCGCAGCCTCAGAAGCGTTAGATGCGTCCAGCGGCATATCTGGCACCAGCTGGCCGTTCAGATCGGTGAAGGTCTGCACGACATAACAGGGAGCCGATAGGACGCCATCCGGACCTTCCATCTCAACCTCCATAGTTCCTGACGGTCGTAGCATCCTCGATAAAGATCACTTCGCTGTAGCTGGCATGCTCATGACCGCAGCGTTCGCATTGGAAGCGGATGTGATCCATGACTCCGCAGTCATAGAAGTCATGCGTCGTTGCCGGATCGTCCGGCTCATCGAAGAGGGTGAATTCCAGCGGATGCTCATGCTGGCATTCCAGGCATTTCAGGGAGAGTCGGAACTTTCGTTCTTGAAGTACGGGACGCACAGCGGAGCCGCTGCGGGACGAAGGCGGGAGCAGGACAGACAATCGTTTCTCCTTATTATTGTTCTCATTTTGTTCACGGTTTCTTAGCTCGACTTTGGCCAATTTTTGGACCTATGGGCCAGCTGTGGGTCAGTCCGGATCGGCAAATCTCACCAGGCTCATGAGCGCATCCGTCACGGCAATCCGATAGATTGCGGTAGCA